AAAGAATGAAGTTTATATAACTATTCATTCTAATGAAGAGTACGTCCATAGAGAATTAGCGGACTACTTCACATTTGAAGTTCCAGAAGCAAAATTTTTAAAAAGAAATCCCAGATACAAATACTGGGATGGAACCATACGTCTATACTCCCCTGCTACAGGAGATTTGTATCACGGATTATTAGATCATCTACAAATATGGGCAGCAGAAAAACAATACATTGTAGAGTATGAAAAGAATGATTGGTATGGAGACATAAGTGTTGACAATAATTTAGTCTCATTACCAGCAGTAAAAAATTACATGAAAAAAATCTCTAAGATAGAACCTAGAGATTATCAATACAATGCAGTGTATGAAGCGATTAAGTATAATCGTAAGTTACTTCTTTCTCCTACTGGATCTGGCAAATCCCTTATGATCTACGCCCTCGTCAGATACTACACTGCTACCAGCAAGAAAACGTTGATCATCGTTCCTACTACTTCTTTGGTTGAGCAGATGGTCAATGACTTTAAGGAGTATGGTTGGGGTGCGGATGCTCATGTTCATAAAATTTATAGTGGTAAAGATAAAAATACAGACAAACCTATTATAATATCAACTTGGCAATCTATCTACAAATTTCCTAAAAGATATTTTGATGATATAGATTGTGTGATTGGTGATGAAGCACATCTCTTTAAGTCAAAGTCATTGACAGGTATAATGACTAAGTTACACAATGCCAAGTATAGGTTTGGATTTACTGGTACATTAGATGGGAGTAAGACTCACAAGTGGGTACTAGAAGGTTTGTTTGGCAAGTGTGAACAAGTAACAAAAACAGATGATTTAATAAAGGGTGGTTACTTATCTAAGTTTAGGATAAAAGTCCTACTTTGTAAACATGCTCCTCAGCATTTCGAGACATATCAAGATGAAATAGAATATATTGTGGAGCATAAAGGTAGAAATAACCTCATCAAAAATCTAGTTAAAGATATAGATGGTAACACCCTAGTACTATTTAACTACGTAGAGAAGCATGGTACACCATTATACGAATTAATAAATAGTAATGTAGATCCCTCACGCAAAGTATTTTTTGTGTATGGAGGAACTGATGTTGAAGATCGAGAAGAAGTACGTAAACTAACAGAGACTGAATCTAATGCAATCATTGTTGCCTCTTACGGCACCTTCTCAACTGGAATTAACATTAAGCGTCTTCACAATATCGTAGTCGCCTCGCCCTCTAAATCAAGAATTAGAAATCTACAATCAATCGGTAGAGTCCTTAGGAAAGGAGAAGGTAAGGACATAGCAACGTTGTATGACATTGCAGATGATATTGGTGGTCAGAACTACACGTTGAAACATTTGAATGAAAGAGTAAACATATACAATACTGAAAACTTTAAGTATGAAGTTATAAGAGTAAACCTTAGAGCAAACTAATATGAAAGATGAAGAATTCTTTTCAACTATAAAGATAATAACTGGCGAAGAAATAGTAGCAAAAGTTATCTATCTTGAAGATGAAGATAAAGTCATGCTAGAAAACCCTCTCATTGTCGAAGTAGCTAGGACAAGGAAGGGTGCTCTTGAGATATCTGGGTTCGCTTTTAAAGAATGGTTGAGTGCCACGTTTGATGATATCTTTGTTATGAAAAGAGATCACATTATAACAATGTCTGAAATAGATCCTCACATTAAAGAATTCTATGAGAAGACTCTAGAAAGAATGAAGAACGGTAAGACCTTAGCGAACACTGCAGACAAACTACCTAGGAAGTCTGGTTACATCGGGTCGGTGACCAAAATGAAACAGTCTTTGGAAGATATATTTAAAAAGAGCTAAGATCATCCTTAAACCCGCTACACGGTTAGTGTACTGGTAAAATAACTATTTGTCAAGTGCCCTTTACAAAAGAAGTTTTACTTGCTATACTATGTACATCCTACAACGCAGTAATGAAAAGAAAAAAGACTGAGTATTATGTAAATAACAAAGAGTTCCTTGCTGCGATAACAGACTATCGTGAGAAAGTTCATGCTGCAGCAGAAGCGGGCGAAGCACGTCCTAGAGTAAATAATTATATTGGATCTTGTTTTTTAAAAATAGCAACACACCTGTCATACAAACCAAACTTTGTAAACTATATGTTTAGAGAGGATATGATTTGTGATGGTATAGAAAACTGTTTACAATACATTGATAATTTTAATCCAGAAAAATCTAAGAACCCTTTCGCTTATTTTACACAGATTATATACTATGCTTTCCTAAGACGTATACAGAAAGAAAAGAAACAATTAGAAATTAAAGGAAAGATCTTAGAAAGGTCAGGGTTTGATGAGGTAATGCACACAGACCGTTATACTGGTAATATGTCAGGTATGAATGCTTCCTATTCTGATATGGGTAGTATCAAGGAAAACATAGAAACCAAAATGAATAACCGCTAATGCCTAACGATCTATATGATGATATGCGTCGTCTAAACGCATTATATGAAGAACTGATGTGGAATGATAATGATGATTTAGAATTCATTATAGAAAACAACCGTATAGTTATTTTAAATAGAACACATGAAGAGTATATCAGAAGATGTACGTAGAGCAAATCGTTTTGAACGTAGACTTGCTGTTGTAAGAAAACTCAGAGAAATCTTTCCAGATTATCGTGGAGTTTATAAGTTCGTTGAATATCAATTTATTGATTTAAAAAATATTTGTGGCAAAAATTAAATTCTGTGGTATAATAAGATTATGAATATTTTTGTTACTGATCCAGACCCTGTTGCATCTGCACAGGTCTTACCTGACAAGCACATTGTCAAGATGCCACTAGAATCATGTCAAATGCTTTCTATTGTTGCATCAGAAAAGTGGGGTCACGGCTTCGGTGTATTACCTAAGTTAGATGGTGCTCCTTACAAAACTGACAAAGGTGCATTTCGTAATCATCCTTGTACTATCTGGGCACAGACTAATTTCCGTTGGTTAATTAATCACGGTCTTGCACTGTGTGCAGAATATACACATAGGTACAACAAGGTACATAGTTGCCAATACACCATCGAGTGTGCTGACATTATCTTCCCTGATTGTCCACCACCTACATTCTTCACACGTGCAATGCCCGATGAATATAAACATGACACAAGCATTGACACTTTTACTGCTTACAAAAATTACATTGGCAGCAAACCTTGGGTTGCATCTAATTATCTTCGTGACCCATCCCGCAAACCGTATTGGTTATCCTAAACTATGATTTTTTTATCTTGTCCACCAGTATATAATTTACCTGGTACTTGGAGAGAATGTCCTCATACTATTATTCCTCACGGAGAGTATGCAGGATTACCTCCAGCAGCTGCCATGGCAGTGCTTGTATTGATACTCCTTGTTGTATTAACTATTTGGGGTTTAGTAACTGCATTTGGCGAACCAGCAAAAAATTTGAAAGATCCTTGGGATGACCATGACGACTAAAATAGACTGGACACCAGTCATGCTGACTGATGAAGAAGTAGAATGTATAAGAGTCTGTTTAGTTAATGCACCTATACCTTATGATATTTCTAAGAAGAAAATTCCTAAAAAAATATTAGAAAGGATTGGTTACCCAACACCTTTAGAGGGAGAAACGTTACCATTAGTAGAATGTGATCTAAGCAAATACAAACCAATATGAAATTAACTCAAGAACTAATTGACAAAATTCAAGAAGCAATGTACCATACTAAAAAGAATGGTGACACCAACTGGCAAGACGGTGATGAGATTGATGTTTGTCTTGCAGGAACATTTGCTGCTGATAGATTTATTGTCATTCATAATAGAACAAAGAGTAGCACATCAAAGCATAACTTTATTAAATGAAGATCGCAATCATTACAGACCAACATCTAGATGGACGTAAAGGTAACTTATCGTTTTGGAATTATTTTCAAAAATTTTATGATGATGTCTTTTTTCCAGTTCTTGAGAAGGAAAAAATTACTACAGTATTTGACCTTGGGGACACCTTTGATAATAGAAAGTCTTTGGATTATAATACTTTTAACAGAGTTAAAATTAATTATTTCGAGAAACTAAAAAAATATAAAGTGCATATGATTCTTGGTAATCATTGTACTTACTACAAAAATACTAATAAGATTAATTCTCCTGAGTTACTACTAGAGAATTATGAAAACATTTCTATCTATTCTTCACCAGAGCATATAAGTGTTGGTGGTAAGAATTTTCTTATGATGCCTTGGATTAATTCTGGTAATAAGAAGGAAGCAGTAGAAACTATGAAGAGTAGTAATGCTGATATAATGTGTAGTCACATGGAGGTTGATGGGTTTGAAGTCACACCAGGAATGCATTTCGATGGTGGATTTTCTGTAAATGATTTTAAAAACTTTGATCGTGTATGGTCAGGACATTTTCATCACAGATCAAAACGTGGTAATGTCCAATACCTTGGCAATCCATATGAGATGTACTGGAATGATTACAAAGATAGTCGTGGATTTCATATCTATGATACTGAAACTGACAGACTTAAGTTTGTTAAAAACCCATATAGTA